AGAGAACCTTTAAATATCAAAGATGTAACCGACATTATCTTTGATCCTTTCAATCCTGTAGACTACGCATCCCTTACTACCGGTCCCGTAGGTAAGGTTGCTATATCTGCAAATAAATTAAGAAAGCTAACTGAAAGACTAGGTACTATTAAAAAACAAAAGAATCAAGCCGTAACAGATTATCGCAGAGGTGAAGCTGAATTAAATGCAAATGAACCTCAAGGCGGAGACTTGATGAAGAGATCTAGAAAAAAGTTTGAAAGATTATCTATTGAAGAAGAAAAAATAAAGAAACAGATAGATGGCGACTAGAGCAGAGGTACTTGAGAAACTAAAGACGGCAGCTTCCGAAGGTAACATTCGTGAAGCTTATCGTGAGTTTGAAGAACTGCCGATAGTAGATCAGTTAGCGATTAGTGTTTCTCCTGGCGTAGGAGATGCGTTAGCAGTTTACGAAGTTGGAGAGTTTGCACAAAGAGGATCTGAAAGCTTAGAGGAAGATGAGTTCCTTGGAGCCTTGGGTAATTACGGTTTATCGGCGTTAGCCGCTGCCAGCTTGATACCTATCTTTAGATTCTTTAGAGGTGCCAGAGCTATAAAGGCAGCCCCTACGGAAGAAATTAAACTGCTACCAGACCTAGAACCTACCAAGGTTGTAGAGGAGGCTACGAAGGATGTACCTATACCGAAGGTTGAAGAGTTCAAACCGTTATCATTAGATGAACAGATGTACCCAGGTACTATGTTTGATAATAAAATAGAATACCCTGCTGATTTTCCTCAACCTAATTTTGCAACTAAAGGATTAACTTCAAAGGCCGCTAAGTTTGTAAATACAAGCAAGAAACTACCGAATCAAGGTAAAGCACAAGCGTTTATCAACGCAATTAAAAAAAGTGGAGTACCGGAAGGTGAACTAAGATTGCTTAACTTAATTAATGAGACGGGTGAAATACATCCTAAGTTGATGAGTGAGCTTGAAATAAGGAATCCTCAAGGCAAGATTACCCGACAAAGATTAGCTAACTATATTAAATCCAATCAACAAGGCGCATTAAGTAGAAGGCGTATAAATAATAATCAATTTGCAGAACGTGTAGATACACCTGGTGCTTCTGCAATAAAAGAAAACACTTATCACGTAAGAGGTACAGACAGAAAAGGCAGGTTTGATCATTACAGCAGTATTGATGAACATAAAGATAATTTTGTTTTTGACAGTATTGCTAATCTAGATTTAAGAGAAGCTGCTGGTGATATTGATTTAGATTCTATAGATAAGGTAAGAGGTTTTGTAGGCGGCAATAGTTTGTTGAACATATCAAGAATCCAATCTGATTACGCAGAAGAGCTTGGTGAGCTAGCTTCAAGAAATAAACAAGATCAACTTAGGTCAATTGCAGACTCTGAAGTTATGAAAAGAATATTGAGAGATGCAGAAGGAGTTATACCTGACAATCAAATTGATGCAATTTTACCCGCTGTAAGACAATATTCTGATTTACCGCCTAATAAAATAAGAGAAAGATTCTTTAAAGATGCTAAAGATGATAAAACTGTTGTTGGTAAAATTTTTGATGGGCAAAGATTTAGAAAGGATGATTTTGAACTACAATACTTTGAAAATTTACTACCTGTCGTTAAAAAAGCACAAGCAGACTTTCCATTAACACCTTACGTAGATCCAAAAAAAATAGCCGCTTTGAAAAAAGGCTTGAATGAATACAACCAGAACGTACCTAAAGTTAATAAGTTAGCTCAAGATAAATTTAAAATACAAAACGAATTGAAGGAATCTGGGTTAACACCTAACTCACCTTCTTATTTAAAAGTAAGTGACGAACTGGCAGAGATAGATAAACAAATAGCTGATCTTGTTCCGCCTGAAAGTTTTGGTAATTTTAGTGGATTTACTCTAACTAAAGCAGACTTAGAACAAGCTACAGGCAAACCCTTTACTGAATCGCTTGGTAAAAGCGTAGATGAAATATTTTACGACCTAGAATATCTACGAGGTGGAAATACAGGACCTATAAGACAAAAGTATGGACCAGGTACTCCTGAAGAAAGAGCTTTGAAATACTTTAATGAAATGGTGAACAACAGCGAACAAACTTTTGATCTTGCTAACGGTCTTGGCATACTTAAAAGAGCCACTAAGATTAATCCTGATCTACTCAAAGGTTATGCGATAGATCCTTATGTCAAAGATGCTAGAAGTAAAGTTACTAAGTTCCCTGTAAGATCTAACTTTTTACGGGCAGTAACAGAAGGCAAAGATGGTATGTATCTTGACTCAGCAACAAAAAGACTTGGAAAAGAACAAGGTAGTCAATATGACATATTGCAAACTACCTACAAAGAAGCTGAAAATGAAATAGCAAAAATTATTAAAGAGTTGGGTGAAGATCCCAAAAAATACGTTAGAAAGTTTGATGATGTAGATGGAGATCTTGACGGCACTTACGTTAAGATTGATGATCAAATAAGAGATCTAGTGAAGGACAAAGGCGTAGACGCATTTAAGGATGGTGGTCCTGTCAGTATAGAAAATATGTTAGCTAACTTATGAACCTAGCTCACCTTTCCGATCAGGAGATCAAAGAAACCTTAGTTCTGAAAGAACGTCTAGAACTACTTAAAAAACAAAGTGGTTGCCAAGAAACATTCTTAGACTTTATCAATCATATGTGGCCCGAGTTTATTTGTGGTCGTCACCATAGGATATTTGCAGAAAAGCTAGAGGATGTTGCTAATGGTAAGTGCAACAGGCTTATTATCAATATGCCACCAAGACATACGAAGTCTGAGTTCTGTTCTACCTACTTCCCTGCTTGGATTATGGGTAAACAGCCAAAGCGTAAGATTATGCAGACAACGCATACTGGAGAGCTAGCTGTACGATTTGGTCGTAAGGTTCGTAACATGATGGATACGGACGAATACAGGCAGATATTTCCAAAGGTTAATTTACAGGCAGACTCTAAATCAGCTGGTCGTTGGGAAACTGACAAAGGTGGCGAATACTTTGCCGCAGGTGTCGGAGGAGCGATTACGGGTCGTGGTGCGGATCTATTAATTATTGACGATCCACATTCAGAGCAAGATGCTCTTAGCCCTACTGCTATGGAGGCGTGTTGGGAATGGTACACATCTGGACCTAGACAGCGTTTGCAACCAGGTGGAGCTATCATACTGGTAATGACACGTTGGAGTTCTATAGATCTAACCGCAAAGTTATTAGACTCTCAGAAAGAACTATCGGCTGACCAATGGGAAGTAGTAGAGTTCCCTGCTATCTTTCCAGAAACCAATAACGCTTTGTGGCCTGAGTTCTGGTCTATGGAAGAGCTAGAAAAAGTAAAAGCATCTTTGCCAGTACAAAAATGGAATGCACAATGGATGCAGACTCCTACATCTGAAGAAGGATCTATTGTTAAAAGAGAGTGGTGGAAAACTTGGGAGAGTGAAGTTTTACCGCCAGTTAGTTATATCATTCAAAGTTATGATACTGCTTTTAGTAAGAAAGAGAATGCAGACTACTCTGCCATATCAACGTGGGGTGTATTTAGACCTACACCTGATTCACCTGATTGCATAATACTATTGGATGCACAAAAGGATCGTTGGGACTTCCCAGAGTTAAAACGTGTGGCATATGAAGAATACCAGTACTGGGAACCTGATATGGTTTTGATAGAAGCCAAGGCATCTGGAACACCTTTAACACATGAACTTAGAAGACTGGGTATACCTGTGGTTAATTACTCTCCGACCAGAGGACATGATAAATCTACAAGGATGCATTCGGTTGCACCTATCTTTGAGTCTGGTTTGGTATATGCACCTGAAAGAAAGTTCGCAGATGAAATGATAGAGGAGTGTGCGTCTTTTCCTTTTGGTAAAAATGATGACCTATGTGATACTATGACGCAAGCTCTAATGAGATTTAGGGAGGGTGGTTTAGTTTCCCTTGATGATGATTACTCAGATGGAGAGAAAGCACCAGTAAGGAGAGTATACTACTAGGATTATGGCGATAGAAAAAGATATAAACCCAACAGTACTTAACGAACAGAATCAAGTACCGCTTGGTCAAGAAGACATGAGTGTTGCTATAGAAGCAATAAAAGACAGAGGTACTGAGGGTTTCCAAATGCAAGAGGATGGTAGTGCTATCCTTGAAGCTACTATGGTTGAAGAAATAGATACAGATTTTGATAGCAACCTAGCCGAAGTTTTAGATCCTCAAGATTTAAGAAACATATCTAACGAACTAATTGCTGGTATAGAAAAAGACAAAGCTTCAAGAGAAGACTGGGAAAAAACATATAAAGACGGTTTAGAGTATTTAGGTATGCGCTTTGATGAAGAAAGATCAGAGCCTTTTGCTGGAGCTAGTGGGGTTATTCACCCTTTGTTAGGAGAAGCTGTTACAACCTTCCAAGCACAAGCTTATAAAGAGCTATTACCGGCAGGTGGTCCCGTAAAAACACAAGTTATAGGTGCATATGATTCACTAGCTGAAGAACAAGCTCAAAGGGTAAAAGAGTTCATGAACTATCAAATAACTCATGTTATGGAGGAGTTTGATGAAGAACTAGATCAAATGCTTTTCTATCTGCCCTTGGCAGGATCTGCATTCAAAAAGGTTTATTATGATGAGGGGCTTGGTAGGGCCGTATCAAAGTTTGTAGCACCTGAAGATCTTATAGTTCCTTATTACACTACCGATCTTGAAACATGTAACAGAATTACAAATGTCATTAAGATCTCAGAAAATGAAGTTAGAAAGCTTCAGTCTGTAGGATTCTACAAAAAGGTAGATATAAGTAGTGGTGATAGTGCTGATGAGTATAGTGGTGTAAAAGAAGAGATAGACAAGCTATCTGGTATGGAGCCTTCATATGATGATGGCGAAGTATCTTTACT